TTAAATTTATCAATATTAAAATCAAGAGCCTTTGTTAACCATTTCATAGCATCATCTCTACCAAGAGTGTTCATCAACTGCATCCCACTCTTATCTAGATTCATAATGGCAGTTACCATATCATTAATAGTTCTAGTTGCAAAATATCGAGATATATTTAATTCATTGTGAAGATATTGAGTAACTTCATCTTTTGTGTGTATCAATTCTCCCCTTCCTATCAAATAAGCACATCCATTTGTAATGTCATCAAACTCAGCTTCGTCTGCAATGTCATGGATTAAATTTAGCGTTATGCCTGAGGTAGTATTAGTTCTTTCAGAATTATCATCATATGATTGATACATTGCTGGAATGTGAGTTTCACCATTCCTTAGAGCAATTCTAATTCTTTTCCTACCATCTTTTGGTAAATCTGTTTCGACATCAATAATAGGAGGATTATACATTGTTTTCCACTTATCATTTTTTACTCTAGTTTCAAATGTTTCTAGACCTCTATCAATATCTAACCGTTTTCTAACACCAACATTATTTAAATCTTTGTGAAATTCATTACCTTTAAATCTAGTAATATCATACCAACCATAACGAACAAAAGTTCCGTTATCAATTTTATTTTCTGGTTTTTTGTAGTCATTAATATCGACAGAACTGCCGAAAAAGTTTCTTACATCTTTCATTATAGTTTCCTTTTAGCCAATGGCTTGTTGTTAAAAGAATGTGTTATCCAGTGGATTTACATTCTATGTAAATAAAATTATTTACATTGTAGCTATTATCTCACAGTTAATGAATAATAGCAAGTACTTTTTTAAATTTATTTTTCGAGGGTGTATTTTGTGGTGATAACGTATTTGCGAGCAGGATTGACCATTACGTTGAATCGGTTCATAGTAAATCTGTTTAATAAAACATCTGAACCCATTTCGGAGCGGTCATTCAATCCAAACATAACATCTTTATATGTTGATCCTGCAAAGTCTATATCAAGTTTAATTACAGGTCTTTCATCACTTCCACCACCTGTATCAACCTCATAGGATTTAATCCAGTTTGTAGTTATAGTCTTACCCTGCAATGTAAAGGTAATTTTCTTACCTTTCACATCAATGTCCTCAGCGTGAAGTACAGAGAGAACTGAATTACCCGTATCAAACTTTGTCTCTAGTTCTCCAAATGGAGCAATACTTACCACTTCTTCATATCCACACTGAACTGGTGAAGTACGTCTTGATGCAGTATCTTTAAAATGTTCTAAAACTTCTTTTATAATATTCTTTCCAGAAGCTTCCTCGATGCCTTCGCTGCCAGGCGAACTGTTTACTTCCAGTATAAATGGTGGTTCTGTTTTAGAATTGCTAGACGGTATAAAATCAACCGCAGTTAGAATACCATCTAATGCTTTTGCAGCAAGTAGAGACTGTTCTATTTCAAGGTCAGATAGTTTGTAGGACTTAACCTTTGCACCCTGAGAATAGTTGCTTCTGAAATCACCCTCTACAACATCTCTTTGCATAGTGCCGATAATCTTACCACCAAGAACAATTACACGAACATCAAATTCACTCTTAATATATTCTTGAATTAATAAATCTGAACTTGAATCTGTCTTGTACATCAACTGTACAATTGAGGTTAATGCACGTTCTGATTCAATAAACAAAACACCAACACCTTTAGACCCCCTCAAAGTTTTCATTATAATAGGAAACTTTGTATCAAGTTTTTTAACTGCGTTTTCTAGCTCATCTTTATTTGGTACGAGAACCGTTTTGGGTTGAGTTAATCCGTAATCTTTTAACTTGATATAGGTACGAAACTTATCTGCTGCCATATTGATGGTCAGTCTAGGATTGACACAACAAATGCCTATCTTTTCTAGCTCTGAAATTAAATCTAATGAACTGTCTCTAGATGGTGTTCCACGAACAAACACAACTGTATCAGAGGGAGAAATATCAAATCCCTTTTCATCACCAGCTTCATGAATTTTGTAAGTCTTATCATAGGACAAGTTTGCGCCATCTAAAGGAATGACATAGTTCGCAAGTCCTAATTTATCAGACTCTTCTTTTATGCGTTTTGAAGTAATTGCTTTATCGCCATGCTCAACTGAAAGAACGACAACTCTATAGTCTTCTTCTTTTGCTTCAGTGATAAATGACTTGAATTTTTCCATCAGGATTCTTTTTTCTTAGACCCGATGTTGTATTTGGTTTCTAAGGCCCATTCATTTTTTTCTAGAAAGGACAATACTTTGATTTGACTAAGGGGAGCAAGTTCTCCAACTTCATCAATAATGTTTACTAGACCCCAATCTTTTAAAAGCTTTGCAATAGTGTTTCGTCTTGCAACATCATTTTCAGTTAGGTTTGTATTTTTACCATCCAGTGCAAACAATTCCTTGAAGTGAAGCACATAATAACGTCCTTGCTTGTGTAGAATATGACACGATTGATATAATTTCTTTTCTTTTCTTGATGCAACGCCTATACGAGAAAGTGTCTCCCGAACCTTTAAAAAATCATCTGGTTCGTTTAGAGTGATCTCCAACATGTCCTCTTGTGTCCAATTAATTTCTTCCATTTCTTCCACCTTTATTTAATTTTATTTTTATGGCAGAAATTTGTTCATCATCTAGTATATCAAGAGCGGCCTTTGCCTTTTCGTTGTTGTATCCATAATACTCTTTAACATATTCTAGATTTTTTAATTTCTTCGCCTTCAACCAAGGAGTATATCTTTTCCTTGTTCTCAGACTATTTAGTAAAAAATCAAACTGTAACTTCTTATCTAGGTGGTGGTATTGATTAAGTTCATTAACAAGAAGTATTGTATCAGGAAACGGAGCAACACACTTGTTTACAATAAAGGGTGCGTATTTCTTTTCCCATACCTCATCTTCGCTGTCCATCAAAGATTCTTTGGACACATTTATTGCATTGAGATAATCTTTTAGTTCATACATTTTATTTATCAACCCATGTTTTAAATACAACAACAGTTCTTAGATCATAACACTGTCGTGAAACAGGTTGTGCTTGATGTGGTGCGTATGCAGGGAATACGATTAGACGATTACCAATGTTTTGTACTAACTGGCCATCAACAACAGTTCCACCGCCCCAATCCATTTTCCAATCAAGTCTAGGATAATACATCATAGTAAAGTCGCCATCATCCATATGCATGTGTGGTTCAATACCATGTGTATGTGCGTTCAAATACAATCGTTTGAATTCACTTACATTGTATTTCTCTTTAAAATTATACTTTGCAAGTGCAGTATCCCAAATAGGCATCAACCACTCGTATTCATTACTTGTTACTTCCCAAGGATTATGCCCACAAAAAACGTGCCAATGTTTGTTTGGAGTTCCCTGTTGAGAATGGTAATCATACTTCCAAGTTTGTTGTTTTAATTTAAGGTCAATTAGTTCTGCAAGATGCGGTTCTAATACGTTATCATATATGTCAATCATTTAATTTTCAAGGCCTCCAGCTAGTAGAGCTAATACACTCGGTTTTGGTAATTCCCTATATGGGATTCTTTCTAAATTTCCAGCAACCAAAATTCTTTTTTCATCACATGCATATGGTGGAACTTCATGTCTAACCCAAGCAGGAAATAAAACTAAATCTCCTGAGTCTGGAAATACATAGTGGTTTCCATCTTTGCCATCTGGGAAAACTAATGGACTTGAACCTTTAGGTGTGTCAATGTAATAACACCAAGACCAAACATTTGGCCAGTGAGCATGTGCAATAGAAAATTGCCCTCTAGTATACATCACCCCCCAACAATCTGATGTTCTACACTTGATAGGTGTTGAACCCATCTTCTCAGCGTATGGTATTATTATATCACACAATTTCTTAAATTCAGCATGACGTTCATGCATATTAAGATTAGTTATATTTGCTTGAACAATTGTTGCCTGACTTTTCCACTCATCGCCCGTGTTAAGAATAATCTGTTTAACACTATTGTGCAACTTCTCACCAACTCTATCAAGTATATTTTTAACCAAGATAGGGCGAGATATATTGAAGTCATAACTTACAACCTTGTTTCTAACAAGAGGAATTTTAGCAGGCTCGGTCATTTAAACTTTGCAGCTCCCATAATTTCAGTCAAACAAGCCATCAGATTTATTTCTTGGTCTGCAACAAAAGCTGCTTTATATTGATATTCAGCCAGTATAACAACCACATGAGGAATACTACCATTGTCCACATAGTTATACAGATTATCATAAAGTTTTCTAAACAAGCGACTAGGATCATTGTCTAGATTATCGACAACCCATTTGCGAACATTGGTAAACTCTTTTTTCTTCATTCCTTCCATCAAATTTTTGATGTTAGTTTCAGAAATATTTACGAGGATACCAGCATCAATCGTACCTGATACAGAGTACCGTTGTAGTTCGTTTAGTACCCTTCTCCAATCAGGGAAATGTTTATTAATGACTTCAGCGATAACTCTATTTTCATACCGTATTTTATTCTCATCTAGTATATTTATTGTCCTTTCCATAAACTGCTTTGCCAGAGTTGGCTTCTCAGTCTTAGGAATAGTAAAGTCAATAGTACTACAACGAGAATGTAAAGGTTGAATAATCCTGTTCTTGTAATTACAGGTCAGAATGAAACCACAGTTCTTGTGAAACTCTTCCATGAAACCACGAAGGGCTGGTTGAGTTGACTGTGGATTTAGATAGTCTGCTTCATCAAGAATGATGTACTTGCGCCCACCTTCCAATGATACTGTTGAAGCAAAGTTCTTAATCTTAGTTCTGAGAACGTCTATACCAGACTCCTCAGAACCATTGATCATCATATAAGTTGCCCCAATCTGTTCAAGCATTGCTTTCGCAGCTGTTGTTTTACCAACGCCTGGCCCACCAGACAAAATCAGATTAGGAAGATTACCCTCACTCACAAATTCTGTGAGAGTATCTTTTAGATTATTGGGAAGTACACACGACTCAATATCTTTTGGGCGATATTGTTCCACCCACAAAAATGTTTCCATAATATAAATTCCTCAAATTAAACATTATAAGCTGACTCTGGCTCCAGAGCAATAAAGTATTCAACATTTCCTGCTGAATTCTTAAAATGACTTATGTTTTTTGAGGAAACTTGAACATCATATGAACCTTGCATTAGTTTTAGATTTTCAACCTTGAACCAGAATTTATAATTATCACTCTGAGAATCAACACCCAAATCTAATGCATAATTATTTGCAGTAGCATTTTTCTTATCTGTAACTTTCAGACTTCCACTTTCAAGTGCCATATCAGGCGCACCAATAACTGCAGCAGCCTTTTGAATTGTTGAAAGTGTATCACTTGGCAAGTTAAATTTTATTTCACACTCTGGCATAATAATATCTTTAGTTGGTGTTGTGACCACTGATGGATCAGAATACCAATACTTCAAAGATTTTGATGTGCCTTCTTCTGTAATCATTACAAAATCATTCTCAAATTCCAACTCTGGTTTTGAGAACAACGAGATTGCAGAAAGAAACTCGTTCAAATCGTAGATTGCAAATGTTTGAGGAAACTCCTCAAGCACTTCAGCCTTTGCAACAATATTTTTCATTGCAGACATAGTAGCAATCTTATTACCACCCTTAATCACAAGGTTCTGATTGATTGTAGAAAAATTCTTCAATACAGATACCGTTTCATTACTTAACTTCATTATATTTTATCCTTTGTATGGGCATTTGGAAATGCAGCGGTTGCTGCATACAAATTATTTTTCACTTCACTTACTCGATTTTGCAAAACACGAACTGCGGTATATATACCACCAGCATCACTCTCCATTGCATCTGCTCGAGTTTTTAGAATATTAATCTCGTCTGAGAGATATATCATTCTATCAACATCATTCATTATTTAATTTCTCCATATCATTAATGTATAAGGCTATAATACCATAGTGAATCACTTTTAGCAAGTCACTTCTGTTCTTACCGCCTTTCTTTCCATATCTTTGTGCATATTTCATAATGTTGCCGATACAGAAACCTTCACCATGCCCACCATCTATGATGAACTCTGTAGCTTGAAACTTGTTCTTACTATAGTGTTCATCATAGGTAGAGTCGATATACTCTTTAAGTTCAGCAAGTGCTTCACCCTCATCATATTTGTAATCAACTTTTTTTACATCTTTTAAAAGAACCATTTTATATTATGATTCTTTTTTTGCTTCAAGATATTCATCATATTTAGCTTCTTCACGTTCAGACATCATTGATCTCAGCTGTTGCTCTGTGTCTGTGACATTCCAGTTCATAGCCAAAGAACGTCTTTCACCTTCGCCAAAGAATGGCATTACTGCATGTTTTAACCAGTTAGGAAATATTAACATAACACCGACTTCTGGTTTTACATATTGTTCTTGTTGACTATGCAATGACATAATATCTTTTCGAGTATTTGTTCCCCAAATTAATTGAGTAAACCCATCAGCTGCTCCACTTGCATTGTTCAATGCAGCTGCATTTTCGTCAAGTTCTTCAATACATTCTGGAACTTTCAACCATAGAAACCCTGACAGACCTGCCATTGTTTGAACACCATGATCATGATAAGGATTATAGTCACCTGCATACGCATGGTTTGACCAACACTGAAAGCAATCAGTATCAGCATCACGTTCATATCCTTGTTTAAGAAAAGTTTTACCAACTGTATCAAATACAGTTTTTATTTGAGCACCAACTTCAGTATCAAGTGAAAAATTTAACTGAGCAGATTTTGGATTATTTTTAAGTTGTCCGACCAAACCATCTGCATAACTTTCACCAGCTGGAATAATTACGTTGTCAATATGGTTATTGATTTCATCAATAATTTCCATTGGAAATTCAATACGACCAATAGAAAAATCTTTAATGGGACGAATTGCAAACTTCAATCCGGCATTAGTTTCTTCCATTTTTGCTTCTTCTTCTGCAAGCATTTCAGCGTTTTCACGAGCAATTCTTGC